CGGCATTACATATTCATAGATACTTGAGCCTGTATTTTGCAAATTGCCCAAGAGACCCACGTTATCAGCGCCCGGCATTATGTATTCATAAGCGTCCTGTAAAAGACCAGAAATTCCGCCACTCATATTAGGAGCCCCGCCAGAAGGAAAGGAGAAGGTGCCGCCACCAAAACCGGGTATTTGAAAACCGCCGCCGCTACCGCCCGGCATTGGCATTCCAAGAGCTGCTATGCCGCCGAGAGGATTGCCAGCCTTAAAAGAGTCATAGGCGGCGTAACCTTTTGCAATCAAGGCGGCAGGTGCCTGCCAAGGGCCCGGTATAAACTGAGCGACTTGCGCAATGGGTTTTATAACTTTTTTGCCAACCTTTTTGACGCTCTTCCAAGTCTTTTTTAGCCAGCCAAATTCTTCCAGACCAGTAATCGGGTTGAGCGAGGCAATCCCAGCACCAACCACATACTCCTCTGGATTCATGTCCAGCTCGGCAAAGCGGTCGCCAACAATTTTCTCGAACTCGGCATCTGCCATGACTTGAGGGGGCAAGATGACCTCGCCGGGCGCGACGTGTGCAAGCTGCGTATCTGGACCCCTGCCCGCTTGAGCCAACTGAATAGCCATGTCAGCCATAGGCGCCTGAGAGCCAACCATGGCAGACTCGGCAAGACCTTCAGCCGCACGGCGTTCAGTGGGATCTTCCGCTGTTTGCGCGGCGCCCATCAGGCCCTCAATAGTCTGACGTAAAGCCTCGTTTGGATCCTGTGGCATCATGGCGCTTTCCGCCAATCCCTGCTGCACCTCGGGATCCGACGTGTCGAGTAGGTCAGCATCTACTGGACCGCCCTCGGCCATTCCCATAGGCATTCCCGCTAGGGCAGAAATTCTCTGTTGTAAAAATGTATTCATGGCGTGCTCACCGTTACAGACCCCACTGCGGACGTCACTCCGACTCCGCTAGGGTAGCTTTGATGCTCATACAGGTTTCGAAACTCCGTCCCGTCAAAAGCCTGATGAATGCTAAGCGTAGTATTAAAGATAATGGCTGGTGAAATCCACTGCTCCGAGGTTGATTTCGAGAATGCGAACAAGCCTATTGAATGTCTCTGCCTCTACGCCCTCCGCGCCAGTTGCAAGCGGCAGTCGCGTCGGCAGTAATCTGCTCATTATCGACGTCCACTAGGTTGCAAATCGACACGGGTAGTGCCAAGACGCCATTTGTAACCTGTCGCGTCGGTTGTGCCTAAATCATCATCTGACTCAAAGCGCACAACGATCTGGCGTGACCTGCTTCTCAAATTCTTAAACTGTGTGTCACTCAATATCTGAGATGTGCTTTCTGTTGTCAAAGAGTCACTAGGAAAATCGCGGCTTTTCAAAACAAAATTGACCGCTGGATTATTGCTGATGCCAGTGTCTGTAATAAAGCGGACATCCGGTATCACCTTTTTCACAAAGCTGAAATTCTCGCCAGCGCTGATGTCAATGTCTCCAGATTCAATGAATACATTAGACATTCCCGCATCTAGATTGTCGTAACCAACCTCGTGTTGGAAAACAAATTGCTCAGAATTATCGGTCGCAGTAGCTAGAGGAACGTCTTCAATTCCTGCATCTAGCCACGCATAACGAACTAACGACCCAATGCTCCAATGGTTTTCCTCGTAGTTGTAAATAACGTAGCGAGATATTTCTTCCGTGCCGTCTTCTTTGCTTGGATAAAAAAACCACATTTCTCCGTATTCACTGTTCAGACCCATGTGGCATTTGAACGCTTGGCCCAGATCTAGGTCATTGAAAACGTATTCCTGTACGGTACACGGCAGTTTTTTTACTGCGCCAGTGTAGATAAAGAAGCCCGTTTTGCTTGCAAAGAAAACGCCAATCGGGGCTGTTACTGCAGCCTTCGGGCCCACCAATCCAGCGCCCTCGTTGACGAGATTCACCGCAAAAGTCAACGGAGGCCCAATAAACTGCATCGAATACAAGCTGGTGTCCGTCCAGATCAAAATCTCTTGCCGACTTTTTATTGCGCCGATGATGAAAGACCCTGCTGAGATTCTTACAGAGCCAGCAGAATTTGTGGCGGTGGGATTAAAATCCAATTCGTTTTCGCCGTCCGAAAATGCAATAAGCATCGGATCAATCGATCCTGACCGAGAAGCGCCAGAGATAGGGTCAGCGCCTAACACAATCAAATGGCGATCAATCTCTGACGTTATTACTTGCAGGCCAACGGTCGGCACAAGATCTGCACCCGAGACGCCAGAAAGCGCCACAGCACGAGTGGACAAACCTCCGCTCTCAAGCCATCTGAAAATACCGCCACCGCGTGGATTGATAATCAAGTTTTCGCCGAAGTTGTCATGCGTCCATAATCGGAGCTGTCCGGTGTTTGCGATAGGGCTTGTTGACCCCCAAGTGCCAGCGCCCCACGTTCCCGCACCCCATCCTGTAGCTTGCACATACACATCTAAGCCGACATTTATTTGATACGTTCCTACGGTGCTGGACCCGCCATTTCCTGAGTCCGAAGAGTTTGCAGTTACGGTGGTTCCAGATGTGTCCTTGGCTACAATCGTGTAAGCGTTAGCGCTCGTCACGAGCACGATTTGATATTCTTGATTGAGCACCGCAGCGGTGATGTTACCTCCGAGGGATGCCGCACCGCTAAAAGTCACAAAGTCATTGTTGACTGCGCCGTGACCTGTATCGGTGACCGTGATCGTGGAGGAGCCGTTGGTTGCGGCAAAAGTGACATCGCCCGCTGACGTCGTGGAGCGAATCGGAGTTACATCGTAATAGAGATCGCCCGACTCGACGTAGTATTTAAACGTAGTGCCGAGTCCCAAATACCGAACGCCGCCCAGCTCAATCCAACTATGCAGAGCGCGGGCAACGCCAAGGAAAGCATTAGTGCCCAGCTTAATCCAGCCACCAATTTTTTCGACGCGGCTTTTGCGGAATCTAACCAAGTTGCCATCGACCCAACCTCCCTTGGAAGAGTAATCCGTGGCCTCTTTATCGATCCCTGCCTTAAATTCTAGGTTTGTAAGTGGCATGGCCCATCAGGCCAACCTGATGATGGCGCCAGTCGCGGTCGGGCTGGGGAAGACCACCGTAAAATTGCCCGCTGTCGAGCTTTTATCTGCACCGAAATCTAAGACGCAGACAGCCTTGTTCGAGGCAGAGGAGTTGTATATAAGACAGCCCCTCGCCGTGACGGTGGCGGTGCCAAATGTCAAATCGGGGCTGAAATCACACACGGCCGTAGTTCCCGTCGCGACAGGAGTTACCGAAGTAAGGTTTGCTCCGCCTGCCGTATAATTTGTGCCGCTAGACTGCCCAGTTGTGACGTAGGCTGTGGTGCTGGCGCCCAATGTCGCGCTTGAGGTATAGAGCGCCAGCTTGAAAGTGTTGCCAGAGCTTGCGGTAAAATTATGGGTGCCGACCAACAGCTCTTGCTTGAAACTGGTACAGACTGCTTGGGTGATCGCCATGACTTATAACTCCTTCAATATATCAGCGAAATCAGCGTGCCCCTGTCCACGCAATTTTTGAGCCACCGTAGTGCGATCACTGAAGATTGCACTTTTCATGCCGTTCAGAATAACATCATAAACCTGCTGTCTGAAAGCCTCCGCCTGCATCCTGATGTGTGGGTCCGCCTGCTCAGAAATGCTTACTAATCTGTCTGTCGTAACTCGCGCCCAAAACTCGGGATCGTGGCCACCATTATTAGAGGTCTCAACCCACACGTCGCCGAGTGCAACATCCGCTATGTTAGAAATCATCCCTTATAAGGCTCCGCAGCTCTCGGTAACTCTATACGCTGTAGGTTGTATTTTTGCTGTGCTTCAGCAAATTTACTGCGATTGCAAATAATCCACTGACCGTCCACATCGTTTACCGCCATCAACGGGTCATCAAGTCTGTGATAGCCATACAGGCGCTCGTGAGGGTCCACATTAGAATCCAAAAGCGCTGAACGGGGGCTTGCCCCAATTGACACACCCTCACTGATGCAGCGGGATACCCAAAACTCAACGCACCCTCGGCCCGCCTCTGCAAAATGCAGGTTGTGCTTATAACTAAAGTCCATTCCAAAAAGGTCCATGTGGCCTACTTTGTTATACAGCCCAAACGCAATCGCGTAGGCAACCGTGTTATTCAAGTATGCACATTTCTGATCTTCGATCACCTCTACGATTGGATACTCGACCAAAGCAGGAACACGTTCATCCAATTCGCAACTGTAAATCGGGGCCTGTACCTCGGGCAGCATTCGACGCATCACGTCCGTTTGACCGCCCGCGTCCTCCGTGTCGAGGTATCGACTTGCAGGATCCATCATAAAAATACGGTCACACTCGAAAACGCTCAGCGCGGCGTTGATGCACCACACCTCATCCCACTCTGCGGAGTTTTCTACCCCAATAACGTAATCAATTTGTGACGCGCCCAACCCAAGGATGGCAATTTTCTTGCCCTCCAGCTCCCTGATTTTTGACATTCTAGCTCACACCCATCCTCAACAAATCGAACCGATACTCATCGCGAGTAGCACGCCCCTCAGACACGTTCTTCATCCTCGCAATCCCTTCTTTAAATCTTGCCTCAAACGTCTGGATGACATCTGGCGGCTCCTTGAGAAATACAGCGCCCTCAACTAACGCTCCGTACAACAACGGATCTGGATGGTCCGTAGATAGAAGTGTGCTGCCCGAATCAGAACCCACCGTAAGAGACGGCGGTTTATATAAGTAATGCAGCTCCACGTCATAGCCCGAATCTGGCACGGGGCTCAACTCGAAAGCGGTGTCATCAAAAAGAGAATAATACTTCGGTCTGCCTGTCGCAGTGGTGCTCGAATTGAACTCCTTCATAAAGCTGGGATGCTTATAAAGTAAGTAGTGATATTTACCACCAGTGATAATCGCTAAGGAAAACGGCGCGAAAAAGTCTGATGGTGTGGCCAGAAACCTTTTACTCGTGGTCGTATTACCTGTGACATTTCTCCGCTGCTCGGGCAACTGCACCAGCTTGAATATACGGTTTTCGCTCTCTTTGATGAATCGATCCAGATTATTGTTGAAGGTGGTCTCATCTACCTGCAGATAATCTTGGATCGTTGTTTTGAGCGATGACAGCGTAAAACTCATGTGATGGTCACCTCAACATTTCCCACAGAGGACGTAATAGCAAAGGATGTAAGTTGTGTGCCTAAAATACCTTTGTCCACATTTGTATATACCATAAAAAAATTGCCATCGTTACCATCGCTTGACGGGTCAATGCGGGCGTCTCGAACTGCCTCTGGATCTGCTTGTATCGGATTCGGTTTGATCTGCGGTTCTTTGGCGGACCATTGATCTGGACCGACGAGCAAACCATTCCACGTTTTGCGCATATCCTTCAGTTTGTACCGGAATCCGGTAATGTCACAGATTCCGTATGCGTTTTTACCAGCAGCAAAAGTCATCAGGCAATCCGATAGATTGTAAGATCAGGGGCAACACGGAAGCTCGCTCTCGCTTGATCCTGCGACAGCGCCCGCTCAAACTCCTCTTCGTAGAGTTGCTTCAGCAGCGTCACTTTTTCCGGTGCTCTTTTGAGGGCTATGTAATAAGCAAGGCCAGCGGCTAGGCATGGGTAAAAGCGAAAAGGTACATCCATAGTGTTCGCCCCTGCGTCAGCGTCCTCTATTCTGCTTAGAACATTGAGGTGCAGCACATAAGCCGAGTTTTTGTCTGGCGCAGGGTAAATGCTGATGGTCGGAGAAATTTGCTTGTCAACGAAATATTGATTGGGCTTGCCTGTAGTCGACTTGGTTGCTATATGCGCGTACTCAGCTCGTGATAGCTTGCTGAGCGGTATATCGGTGACAGAACCCTGTACCGTTTCGCGCACAAACACATCCAACACATCAATGACGGACGTGGGATCGGTTGTATCAATCGTGTATACAATAGTGTCCTTTACTGCACTTATTGTTTTCTGATTGATGGTCCACTGATTAAGTCCGCGATTGGCCCACTCTGCCAACATGAGGTTCAAAGACCTTTGAGCGGTCTGTAGATCATAACCAGTTCGCAGCTCCAGCCCGCACCGTTCGAAGGCTTCCTCTACATAGTCAGCCACGTCAAGTTCGAAATCCCTGCTGCCGCTAGTCGCCATCGTCCGCACCTGCGTAAAGGTTGTTGAAGATCTGATTTACGTCAAGCGTGTAGTCTAAATCAGATTTTGAGTAATGGATATGTTGAGAGGGTCTAAAGTCTGGAGCGCCCTCTCCGGTTTCAAACCAAGCAGGGTGAGTGACCCGCACCCGATTATTGGGTAAGGCGACAATATTCCCAGTCCATGGGCCCGCATCCAGCAACTCCAGAACGTGACTTTGCTTGTGCTGCGCAGGATCGTCAGCAATTTCGTTCTCAGCATAATCCACCGTAAAGTAGTACTTGGCGGGGTACATTTCTCCATCGATTATGGCGAGCCATGGGCAGGGCGTTGCTCTATCGAGCACATAAACCGCGTGATGGTGCGAGCTGCAGTCCCACGGTTGAGCCGCCCAAACAGGCATGGGCTCTGGCCATTCCTCTAAAGGAGTATCGCCGACCAAAGCCGTGATAGGCATACGGGCCCACATGGCGCCGCCATGCACGTTCGGCTCATCATCTTCGTCGTAGGTTTCTGCTCCAGTAAAAATCAACTGGAAACTGAGGCACCTCGTCGGCATGGTCGTGACAGCAATAGCCATGGCGTGAATAAATTCGCCGTGGTATTTCTGGTGATTATGCGTGTACTCCCTGCGCACCCAGCACTTGAAGTGCGGGATGTTACTTTGCAAATACGCCATTTATCTGCCAAACAAACCACTCTTCTTTTTGTTTGGCGGACGCATTTTCTTTTTGCCGCCGCCAGCGCCGCCCTTAGTTTTCATAGCGCCGCCCATGGCCATGCCCTTTGTCTTCATCATTCCGCCCTTGGCCATGCCCTTAGCTTTCATAGCACCGCCCTTGGCATAGCCTTTAGACTTCATCATGCCGCCCTTTTTCATGCCCTTGGCTTTCATCATGCCGCCTTTTTTCATGCCTTTGGCTTTCATCTTCATAGCAACCTCACGATCTTGGGATTCTGGTTTTTCGTCTGCGATTGTTCATCATCGCACCGCAGCCTCTCGCTTGCACTTCCACGACGCCACCCTTGTTCATATTTCGCGCAATAGCCTCACCGCGCTTGCGCTCGTAGCCAGATAGCTTGCCATCTTTATTAAGGTCAGCTTTTTTTTCGTCAATCTTCATTTGCGAAATCTCCTTGATTTTTTCGCCGCCTTTTTTGGCTGCTTCGAAAACTGCTTTCCTTTTTTGGTGTCTGCTCGCTTTTTGCGAGTGGTGGCTGCGTACTCTTTATCTGACATGGCCTTGATTGCCTTCTCAGGTAAATATCTCTCTCCCGTAGCTTTGGGGCCCTGAGTGCTAGGCTTACCAGATTTTGTGCGCCACTTTTGTTTGGTCCACTTTTTTAAGGACTTCTGTGACTTCTTGAGAGCCATCAGTCCTTGTATCCTCCCCCAGCTTTTTTATAGGCAGACGCTAACATTTGCGCTTTCCTGGCACTCCATTGGCCGGGCCTGCCGCCTTTGCCGCCTGCCTTGATACGATTAAAAATCCTTTTACGAAGCGCGGGCTTGGTGTAGTTGCCTGCCTCGTTTACACGAGACTTCGCTTTTTTTTTCGCTTTAGGTTTAGCCTTGGCCTTTGGCATTATCTCATCCCTTCGCTCATTCTTGGATCTACCATGATTCGCCTCGGAGGTGGAGGTCTAAACTCAGGGCCTCTGACTGGAGGGGTTTGTCCACTGTAAAGCTCTGCCATAAGCTCTCTCAGTCGAGCCACGTCAATGTTTGGGATCATGCCGCCAAAGGTGCCCGCGCCGCCTGTCAGGGCCGCAATGCGGTCTTGCAGATTGTCTGGGATTGTCGGCGGGGTAACTGGTTCTAGTGTCCCACCTGACGGCGCCGACATCGACGCGATAGCGTCATCGATAGCCTGCTGAACACCTTCACTGTTAAACACGCTTGAAAGGAATCCGCCGCCCATTGGATTTGGCGTGAAGGGCACCGGATCTCCTACTGGCATCGTAGATACCGTAGGCTCTTGACTACGCATGAACAAAGCATACTCAGCGTTAGTTACAGCCCCGTCGTTATTCAGATCTGCCCCCTGTTGAGCAGCAAAAGCCTGATTAGCCGCAGCCTCTTGCTGTGTCATGCCTCTGTTCTCCATCAACTCAGCAATACGCGCCTCCAAAGGGGTCATCGTTGCTGAATCTGATCCGCCTGTGGCGCTTTGCACAGTATCCAAAAGGTTGGTAAAAGTGTCAGCCGGTGTTGCGGGCGTTGGGTCTGCGGGCATGAATCCGCCAGTAATCACTTCATCATCCGTAGGCGCCTGCCGCGTCGCTGGATTCTCCATCAGATATTGATATTGGTCGTAGGGGTTCGGTGTAAAAGAATCGAGAACGCGCTGTCTGTCCGCAATGACCTGCTGAACAAGACCGCCTTGATTCATTGTAGGAATGCTTCCCCTCATGTCCGAATTGTCCAATGCACGGCCTCGTTGAAAATACTGACTCAAATCACTCAAAGGTAAAC